TCACAATAATGGCTTGCTTTAAGGATTCCGCACACTGCTTGGCAATGGTGTCTGCAAGGGCTTGATAATGTTCAATTGGAATATCATCTAACGGTTTCCTTTCCAATTCCTTTGGAATCCATTCCTTGCCGCTTTTACTGCCTTGGATTTTTACGATTTCGCCGCCATAGATTGACGGCGATACATCAAGCACTTCGATGCGTGCCGGGCTTTTGCCTGTTTTTTCTCTGATTACCAAGCCGGTGTTCTTATCGATCACACCCGCAAAGATGAACCCCGTGCCGTACTTGGTACAGATTCGCACAAGCTTGCCAACGTTTTCGGCAAGGTATTTGTTCAATTTCATCAGAATGGCAAGTCATCCTTTCCGTATGCGGGTGTTTCCGGTTCCGGTGTTGCGTCCTGTGCCGGTGTTGCGTCCTGTGCCGGCGTTGCTTCCTGTGCCGGTGCGGTTTCCTGTTTCCGGCTGTCCATCATGGCAACCTGTTCGCAATCAATATCAAACGTGTAATGCGTCTGTCCTTCTCTCTCATATGAGCCGGTGCGAATGTGCCCGGAAATGGCAATCATGCGCCCCTTATCGCCATAGTTGGCAAGGAAATCAGCGTCATGCCGCCAAGCGGTGCATCTGATGAAATCTGTGCCGCCTTCCTTTGTGTTACGGTCTACCGCAATGTTGAACTGTGCAACGGAATGGCCGGATTGTGTTTTTCTCACTTCAACATCTTTTGTTAAACGGCCTGTGAGAATTACCTTATTGATTGATGCCATTTATGCCTTCCCCTTCCTTCATTATTTCAATTGATACTGTGAGCCTTGGACGGGTTGAATATCGTTTCATAACCACCGCAAGAAATACTTGTGCATCATCTGCGTATGCGATCCCGTTCAATGCATCGGAAACGATCTTGCCAACGTTGTCCCAATCCGGTTTTTTCGGAAATACCGCCATATCAACGGCTTCGATTTTCTTTTTCTTACTCCACGATTCCGGTATTGGATACTCTGCGCAAATCTTCAGCATCACCGCACCGGGCAACGGTTCCGCGTTGGGGTATTTGCTGATGAATTCATGTTTTACAAGGTTCTCATAAATAACCGTTTCCTTGGGTGTGTACATGTGCCCCTGCCGGGTTGCACGCGGGCGCTGTTTCCCGCGTGGCTCTCCCGGCACGGTGAAGATATAAGAAACGCTCATTCAATCAATTCCCCCGTTTTCTGTGCAATCAGATTCTTTGCGTCTGCCCGGCTGAATTCTTCAACGGTTTTGAGCTTGTAATACTTCAGCATTGCGGCGGCATTGGTTATGGTGCCTTCATCAATCAGCGCTTTGATGCAGGCAATCTGTTCCGGTGTTGCCGGTTCCTTGGTTTCTTCCTTGGGCTTTTCCGGGATGATCCGCAGGCACATCTGCGGCTTGCCCTTTACCTTTTCAAGGCGTTGCCCAACAATGACACGCTTGCCAAGCCATTCATGCCATTTGTTTGTTCCGGTAACGTATTCCAGTGCCCGGAAATTCGTTTTTGCGCTCAATACCATCGGCAAATCTTTTTCCCGGAATTTAATGCACATTTCTTTCTTCATCTGCCGTGTGTTTGTGTCATACATTTCGCTTTCTACAATGTCGGCAATGGTCAACACTTCATCCCCATCCTCAAAGCTCCATGCTCCAAGGTAGTTGTTCGCATAGTCTTGATATGATGGGTATTTATCAAAGAAAGATTCATTCATATCAGTAACCCCCGCCAATCAGTTCGCATTCTTCATAACCCGGCCATTCACCGGATTCGTTACACCTTTGAAGCCGGCGAAGAAGTGTGTGAAATTCTGCGCGCCCGTCTTCAATGAATCCTTCGCCCGCCGGATAAACACGCGGCACATACGGCGGCGTTTTCTCCTGTGCAATGAATGTGAATGTGTGTTTCTCAAGAGTGCATTTATCAATGCCTTCCGTATAGAATCCGGCTTGGTAGTCATAACCGAATTTTTTTGAGCTTCTCTCAAACGCTCCATCTTCACAGGAAAGGGCGCTTTTTAAATCAATGATTTCCGCCGATTCATCAATGATCATGTCGGCCTTGCACTTGCACAATTCGCCGGTTTCATCATCTTCCCAAACAAAGGGCACTTCCGTGCGTGCTTTGCCGGTTCTGATTGCGTCAATATAGGACGCTGTTTCGGGGCTGTTTTCAAGCGCTGTGCGCATGTTTTCGATGGTTCTGAATGATTCCCCGTCAATGGCTGTTTTGCCTTCATTTTCAGCTTGTACGGCTTCAATAATGGCTCTGCCTTCCTTGGTTCTCCTGTTCACTTCCGGCAACACATAGAATTCTTCAAAGAATGTTTCCGGTTCAAGAACGTATTTGTGATAAGCCTGCCCAAAGATAAGCGCCGGCGTGGGTTCTTCCGGGTTTTCAATGTGCCACTTGTAATGCGCCGCTGATTTCTTCATGAGCCACAGGTCTGAACGGCGCACGCCCTGCATCTTGCTGTATTCAATATCATTCATTTTCGATTTCCTCATTCTCTAAAATCACAAGGGTGTTATCGTTTGCGTTGTCCATCGCAATCCTTGCCTTTTCCTTGTCATCCCATGCCGCCCAAAACCACAGTTCCCGGCCGCACAGGGTTGCAACAATGTACCGGCGTTTTTCGGCATATGCCGGCACGTTCTGAACGTTGGCGCGGCAAATCATACCAATCTCCCAAATCGGCGCGCCTTCTCCATGCGTTCAAGTTTCCGGCGCCGCTTTGATACGGTTTCAAGCTCACGTTTTGCAAGGCTTTCATCATGCTCAATCTGTGATCTGATTTCTTTAAGATTCCGGGTCAGTTTGTAGCCCTGCATTCCGCTAACGATGTAATAGGTGTGATTATCGTCACTGCCATAAAGGTCATTGAATTCTGTAACCTTTCGGCGCATTTCGCGTGCGTTCAATTCGCACTTCCTTGCCGGCGTCCATTCATTGACGCGGATGCCGTAGTATTTCAGACTTGGCATTAGTATCTTTCTCCCTTCAGTTTTTCAATCATGTCTTCAACATCACAAAGCGCATCTATTACGCCGTTTATCCGGCGAATTCTGTGCAAATCCTTAATCCGATGGGCAACCATCCAAGCATCATGCACACGGTTGCCAAGGGCTTCTAAATCATCATCAAGCGCGGTTTCCGGTTCATCTTCACCAACGTAATATTCCGGGTTACTTCCGGCATAATGCGCATCAGCTAATGCGTCCGTGCTTACGTTATTCATTGCTTTCACCTTCCGCTTTCTTCTTTGCCTTGGTCTTTGCCTGTTTTGGCTTTGTTTCCGGCTGTTCTGCGGGTTGTTCCGGTTCCGGCTGTGTGTTTCCCTGTTCTTCCTGTTCCGGCTCCTGTGCGGGTTCTTTTGGTGCTTTTAGGCTGTCGGTGGTCTGCCATAGCATATTGATACTGCCCCACAGTTTTGCCCGGTTTGTTTCCTGTTCCTGTGCGATGATCCGCACGGCGTCATTTAACAGGCTTGCGCGCTGTTCATTCTTCTCCAACCGGCTTTCAATGTCGGTCTGAAGCTTGTATAAGGTTTTGAGTGTTGTGGTAATGTCGGCGGTCTTGGCATCAATCGCAACCAATGCACCAAGCGCACCTCCGGCGAATCCTATAACCAATGCAATTAGAATCATTTCCATCTGTTGGGTTCCTTCCTTTCAAAGCACGTACACGGCAAGCATATAAATGCCAAGCGATGCCATAACGGCGCACGTTCCGGCAATGAATGCATAGGCGCCAAAGGTCTGCCAATCATCGCCGATTGTGTAATCAAACAGAATTCCGTGTGTGCTATTCTTGTTAAGAAGGGTGTTGCAATGTGTGTGTTCTCTCATGTTCTTCATTCCTTTCTTTGGAAGCGGCGGCAACCGCTTCTTTTTTCATGTCTTCCAAAACGATGCTGATAAGTTCTTGAATCTCTGATTCTGTTAACATAGCGTTAACCTTCTAACCAAAATAAAACGGTTACTCTGCGCGGATATTGTCGGCCGGTATTCCGGTAAACTTTGCAAGGCTGTGCAAGTCTTCAGCGGTCATTTTTACATTCCCGGCACTAACCTGTTTTAGGTGGTTGGGATTGATCCCGCAAAGCTCTGCAAGCCGTGTAATGCTTACGCCTTTCATTGCCGCCAACGCTCTCACGTTCAACGTAACGTTTTCCATCTATTCACCCCCTTTCAAAATAATCTCAATTGCGCGGTGTGATTTTTAAAACGATCTTCTTGCGCTTTGAAGTAGTTTTTATCAATTTCAAATCCGGTATAATCAAAGCCAAGATTGTACGCCGCGATTCTACTTGAACCGGATCCAACGTGGGTATCTAGTATCTTATCGCCGGGCTTTGCGTATTCTTTCAAAAGCCACTCATATAGGGCAACCGGTTTTTGTGTTGGGTGAATCCGCTTTTCCTTGTTCTTCATGTCTTCCTGTAGCATCCCATTCCATCTAAATCGGAATATTCGCGTTGCTCTATTAAATGAAGTCCACGCCAATTCACAGTCCGCATACCCAATTCCCGGCGGGTGCTTTTTATCCCAAACAACCCACCCCTGTGAATCTTTGTTTATGGATTCTATAAAGTAGTTCCCCCCCCATATAATTTGATTTTTTGAAACTCTGAATAACTCTGCAAAATATTCCGGCGGCGTTTTTTCTTGTTTCCACAATGTTGTGTTGTAGTCAATGGCGCGGGCTTTCCTTGCGGTTGATTGACAGTTTGTCATATACCCGCCGTGCGTTACGCCGCCATATACCGGATCTACAATTGCTAAATCAAACGCCTTATCTTTGTATTGTTTCATCCCGGCAAGGCAGTCCTCGTTGAATACTTGTGAATGCATTTTTCCCCTTTCAATTAAAGTGCCTGGATAGGCTCCCGGCGGGCCTTTGGTTCTTTTATGAAGCGGCGATTTTGCAACGTGTGAGCGCAGTCTGTTTTGTGCCTTTATATTCGCCGTGATCTTTTACGGTTCCTGTGATAGTGAACGTTTCCGCGTTCTTTTCTTCAATGCCGTGCCATTGGAACCGGTTGCCGTTTTCATCTTCCATTGCATAATCATTGCGATCTGTTGCCGGCTCATAATAACCAAGCGCCTTGTTTGTTACCCATTTGAATATGTTGCCGGCGGCATCTTTCATAATGTGCATGTATTGGATGCCGTAAGGCGTTTCCCAATAGAGTGAAATTGAAAGCGTTGCGGTTATTGTAATTTTCTTGCCAATTGTGCCCTGCCATTCGGATGCGGCGGCTTCTGCTTTGCGCTGTTGTGCTTCATCAAAGCGCTTATTTTCAATTAGCGCGATACCGTGAAGACGGTCAATTTCCTTTTGCCGGTAATACTCCCATTTCCTTGCCGCTTTTGCCGCCTGCTTGGCTTCGTTTTCCGGTGTGAATTCTTTTTCCGTCCATGTAACAATTCCGGTGCCTTGGCACGCAAAACATCTGCCATTTTCAACGTGTGAATAATACGGCAATACGCCGGTGCCGTTGCAATTGCCACAGGTGCCGGTATATTTCCAAAGCTTATTTTCGTTCTTGAATTCCTTAACCAATGTTCTTTCCATGTTCATCCCTTCCGGCCGGCTTATTGCGGCTCTTGTTTAACACGGTGTTAAGTAAATACATGCTCATTTTACTTAACACGCCGTTAAGTGTCAATACCTAAAATTGCATTTTCTTAACGTTCGGTTAAACTGAAAGTGAAAGGACCCCCCAACCATGACAAAACAATTTGATGAACAATTAGGCGCAACAATGCGCATTGTTAGAAAAGAAAAACGAATCAGCATTGACAACGTTGCCGAATCTTTGGGCGTTTCCGTTCCGGCGGTTCATTATTGGGAAACCGGGCAAAGGAAAATATACGCCAACACCCTATCAAGATATTGCGCCGCCATTGGCGTAAAGGTTCAATACATTTTCGATAGAATGGATGGGGCAGAATCATGAATGCCGTCATTTACGCCCGCTATTCCAGTTCAAACCAACGTGAGGAAAGCATTGCCGGGCAGTTACGTGAATGCCGCCGGTATGCGGTTGCCAATGGGTTCACGGTCATAAAGGAATACACCGATTCAGCATTGACCGGAAAAACAGATAAGCGCCCCGCCTTTCAACAAATGATCAAAGATTCCGAAAACGGTGCCTTTCAAGCTGTGATTGTTTGGAAACTAGACCGTTTTGCCCGCAACCGCTATGATGCCGCCATGTACCGGCACAAGCTCACCAAGAACGGCGTGCGGATTTACTCGGCAATGGAAAATATTAGTGATTCGCCGGAAGGCATAATTTTAGAGGGGCTAATGGAATCATTGGCAGAATATTACAGCGCAAACCTTGCCGAAAATGTAAAGCGTGGGCTGTATGATTCCGCGTTGGAATTCAAAGTATTATCACAACCAACTTACGGCTATAAACGTGGCGAAAATGGCCGGTATGAAATTGATGAATACACCGCCCCAATTGTGGCGCGTATCTTCAATGAATATGCAAGCGGAAAACCTTACATGCAAATTGTTGATGATTTGAATAAGGACGGCTTACGCACCGCCCAAGGCAAGCCTTTCAATAAGAATAGCCTGCGCAACATCTTGAGAAACGAAAAATATATCGGCGTATACCGGTATAAAGATATTTATTCACCCGATGCCATCCCGGCAATTGTTTCACGTGAATTATTTGATTCTGTACAGGCTGAAATTAAAAAACGTTCCTTCACTCGGAAGCGGAAAGCACCGGAAGGCGGTGAATTGTATTTACTTGCCGGGAAACTGTTTTGCGGTCACTGTGGCGAACATATGACGGGTGAAAGCGTCCGATCCAAGAGCGGCGAAATATACAAATACTATACGTGCAACGGGCAGAAAACCCCATTTCGTAATGGGTGCAAAAAGAAGCGCGTGCCCAAGCACTGGATTGAACAGGAAATAATTAAAATCGTAAACAATGAGATTCTAACCGATGAATTCATTGATTCACTTGCCGCCCGTGTAGTTGATTACCAAACCCAAGAACACGAAAACACCACGCTCAAAATTCTCTACCAAGAACATGCGGCAACGGTAAAGAAACTAAACAATATTATGCGTGCGATTGAGGCAGGCATATGGTCTGAAACAACACAAAACCGGCTTACTGAATTAGAAGGGCGTAAGGCTCAAATAGAAACCGATATAGAGCGTGAAAAGGCAACGGATACCCAATTCACCGCAGAACAAATAAAAGCCTTCCTTCGGGCTGTAAGAAGCGCAAATAAAACAAGCACAGGAATGCAAGCCTATCTTATTGATAAATGCATAAATAAGATTTACCTGTTTGATGATCCCGATGAACCGGATGCGCAACGGGTTGTGATTGATATAAATTACGGTGGTAATAAAACGGCATCATTTGATTCTGTTGTTCGTTTTACGCACATGCACCCCTGCCTTCAGACAGTTAAACGAACACTAACCGAATCCGGCGCTTGCATCGTTTATTTATCCATAAAAAAAAGGACGGCATAAAAGCCGCCCTTTCTTTGTACCGGTGGGAGGATTAGCACCGGCACCGTCATAGCGTCCTACCAAAACGCTTATAAAAATTTATGTTCTTCCATGCATTTGCGATAAACCCGCTCAATGTTCTCAATGGCAAGCGTTGCCTTCCCATTCAAGAAATCCGGGTTTTTTTCGCAATAACGCCGATAGTCTGTTATATCGCCAATCACATCATCAAAGTATTCCTTGCTATGATCAACGTTATTGAGTAATTCATCATTAAAGCGCAGAATCCGCCGCCGCACATTCTTGGCTTCACGCTGTGCATGGTCTGCCTTCAGATTGGTTACATCTTTTTTTAATTCATCAATTGCGTTTCTGATCCCGGTGGAATTGTGTGATTGAACCCATGCCGAAAACCATTGCGAACCGACAACCGCCACCACAATGGCCACAACTCCACCCACAAGCGCATTTGCATCAATGTTTCCCATAAAATTGTCCCTTTCATTTCTGATTGTTTTTCTTTTCAAATGAGTAACCAAAGAAGAAAGAAATGCACATTGTAAATACACTCATGAATTGTTCCGGTGAAATTGTGCCCTTAATGGATAAGTAAGCAAAAACGCCGGTTAGGGAAAGCGTTACAAACGATTTCACACTCATGAAGCGTTTAATAATCGTTTCTGTGGTTGTTTCTGCCATTGGTTCCGGGTCTGTCCATCCGTCAACCTTCACAGGCTCCAAAACGGGCGCTTCCTGTGTGTTTTCTTCACTCATGTTCTGTTCCTCATTTTTCCCGGTTTCATTCGTTTCCGGGCTGTTTTCCGTGTCCTGTGGCGGGTCTGATTCTGTTTCGTGAATTGGCAATTCTGAAACGATTGCAAACGCCGAAGGGCATGCCCTTTTTGTGTCACGCACGTATTCAAAAGCGCCGTCTTTCCATCTGCCCATTTGGGCGCTATCCCCGCCATCTAAAAAGGCGATGCTTTCAAGCTCGCCGGTACATAGTGATTTGAAGTCTTCCGTGATCTGATTGGGCGTTGAATCCTGTTGCGCAAGTCCTACGGCATACGTTCCATTTTTGAACCGGATTGCAAACGTGTACCGGCTCACGTTGTTCACATGATTGATGCCAACCATTCGCGCATATTGGTAATGGCCGGATTCCGGGAATACAACCGCCGGCGAATATACGTTGTGCGTTTTCTTAATATGCACGCCGGTGCAATCGCCGTATAAGCCCGTTTCAAGGTCAAAATAAAGCGTTGTGTCTTGGTTTGGTAATTCTCTCCAAACATCATTCAACGGTGCCGATACATCACCGAAACACATGCCATAAGGCTGTTCCGTATCGGTACGGGCTTGGAAGAAGTTGGCGCCGGTGATTTTTGCATAAACGTTGACATTCGCATCTAACTTTTGGATTTTTGCCAACTTATCAATGCCGGCTGAAAGAATCACTGCTTTCTGCCCTGCATGCTGTCTATACATGGCATACTTGCGCCCACTGATTTCAACATCTGAAGCGCCGTATTTGAGCGCACCCCAACCCTTGAAACGTAAGGCGCCCATAATATCCCAAGAAGTTGTTTTTTCCGTTACATAAGGAAAGCCTTGATTCTGCCCAAGCTCAACCGGCGTGCCGTTTCTGAACATGTACATTGCAACGTGTGAATTGGAGTGTGAGCTTCCACGATCCCAAAAACACCAATCGCCCGGCTTTAGGTCTTTGGCATCGGTTATGAAATCAAAAAATTTTGAGTAACCATAGCGCTCTTTTAACCGCCACAAATCGCAAACGTAACCGGTCAGCGCGCAATAAGTTGATGCCGGAATTTTGAAGTATTGAAAAAAGTATGCCAAAAAATCCCAACACTGCGCACCATAAGCACCATCAACGTTATAGGTTTTATTGATGGTTAAATCTTTCCATTCGTTTGGCGTCATTCTATCCACCTACAAAAAAACGTGCTTTTATTCGCCCGTTTGTGGTTCTTCCTGTTCGATTTGGTAAAACTGTACTTCTTTGGTTTGGTCTGCGCGTCCTATCAACTGCTGAACGCCGGCAATCGTCTGCCCTTCAAGGTCAATATATGTTTTCCGTTTGAAGTCTACGGCGCAAACGGTTTTGCCCGCACCAAGGCGCTGAAAAACATATTCCGGGTAAACGTTTGAAATCTTCATTGCCATATCAATGCCTTCCTTTCTTTCATGAAAAAAGGCACCCGTTAAGATGCCATTAACTTGCTTGAAACTTTTGTTCTTTGCTTGAAACTTTAGGTCATTAAATGCTGAATAAATTGAAATCGGGCAGGGATTTGCACCCTTTTTGTGAGCAGACCCCGACTACGGATTCGAACCGCTATTTCTCCCTTCGTGAGAGCGACTTGCCGTTAGTCGATACGGGGCGACCGAAGTCTGTGTTTACCTATTCCACCACCGATTCTAACTTGCTTGAAACTTTTGCTCTTTACTTGAAACATGCGGATGTCGCATAACCATGTGGTTTTTTAATTTGCTTGTAACTTGCTTTCGTTCGTTACTTGAAACCCCTACGCTTTACTTGAAACTTTAGATCATTAAATGGGTATATAGTGACCCACAGCCGGTAGGATTCAAGCGCTTTTGGTGACTTAGTGCGAATTAAATCAAATAATACCTTTCTTCCACACGCAAACAATTCGTATATCGTTTATGGATATTGATGTAGTAGAATAAATCGCTATAGATATTGACGCTGAAGTATTTGAGTATTTGTGAGGAGAACATACTATTCTAGGCCATCCCCCAATTGTTTTTTTGAATCCTTGCATAGACACTAAATCGTCAAGCGTATATCCATCCGGAATTGCTATATCACCACCATTTTTAAACGACCACTGATTCGGCGTAGTTGTTTCACCGCTTGTGCAGTCAAATGCGGTCACTTTGTAACTTAAACCGTTATTTAACGCATTAATGGCTTCGCCTAATGTATAGTTTGAAACATTCAGCCCTATAACCAATGTTGTATTTTCCGGAATGTCTTCATAGGCTACAACCAACGATGCGCGCCCGTCTTTAACCCACCAAAAAACATCATTTTTTTTGTAAGCATGTACCGTAGGGCTACGATCTAACCACGCAAAGCTGTAATACATCGAATCCGACCTGTGCGTTAAATCCAAAACATCTGATTTTAAATCAGAAACTTCTGAATTCGTTTCATCAATCTGAAGCTGAAGATTACCGGCGGCATCTTCGGAAAGCTGACCTTTCATGTGGTCATACCACGCAAGAAAGTCCGCTTGCATCTGTGTTGTGATTTGATCCATTGGCACACTTTCAACCGTTGAAGTAACCCAACCGCAAAGCGAATCATTCGGGCGCGTGTCGGTAATGTCTTGCGCCATGATTGCGGTAATGCCTGCACCAACGCGAATCTGCGCAAGTACAATTTCATAAATGCCACCTGTGCGCACAGGTGCCGGTGCAACCGGTGAAGCGCCGGAATAAGCGCCTTTCACGTATTCGGTTGTGATGATTCTGTTTGTGGAATCAGCACGCACAACGATGGTATCAATGCGCGGGTATGTTCCGTTTGCCGGGTCAAGTGTGAAAGTCTGCGCCGCATCGAAAAAGCGCACCTTACCGTTAAGATTCGCATAACCAGGTGCAACGTTTACCTGCATGCCGGTTCCTGGTGTTACCTGCATTTCACCATTAAAAATGCCGGTAGTAAAAAACTTCCGCAACCATTCCGCAAATGAATCCGCATCATAGGTGCGGTCTGAATTTATCGAATTCCAAAACAGTCCAAATTGATCAGCCATTTTTTTCGCTCCAATCTATCACGCTCGGCAACGGTGTGCCGAAAACCGGCGAAACTTTCATTGCGCCGTATTCATAAATTTCTGTAATTTCTGTAATTCTCAGATTTATTGCAATGTTCCAATTTTCTTTCCGTACCGCAACAACATCACCTAAATCGTAATCACGTTTATATTTGAAGTTGCTGTTGGCGTCTGTAACGCATTCAACCGATTCCGCAAGCACATCTTGTTTCAATTCATTGTTTCCGCGCTGTACAAGTGCGGCAATGTATTCAGCATCTGTTAAATCTTCTTTGCTTATGTCGGATGCGTTTATGTAGACTTCACGCCGTTCCAAGCCTGTCAATGAATCATCACCGGCAACGGCGTAGGTTCTTGCACTGCCTTCGCCCTGCCCGCCAACATAACAAACAGTTTTTAGCAATTGATCATTCAACGTATACTTTGCGCTCAAAATGTTGTTATAGCCTTCGCTGAAAACAACGCGGGGGCGCACGGTCTGATTGAACGTTCTATCATTTCCCTTATACAGTTCAAACGTGATTGTTTTATTGGTGAAATCCGGCCGGAAGCGGTAGCCAATATTTGCATACTTGGCTAACTTCGTTTCATAGTCTTGTAAATTTTTGTAAGTTGCTTGAAACGATACCCGTTCCGTAAATCCTTTAACATCACCAAGGCGAACAAGCGGAAGCGGCACCGCCCTTGAAAGAATGGTGCGCATTGCCGTTTCCACAAGTCCGTTTTGAATGTTGTAGGTGGGTCTGATTAGGCGCCGGCTCATGTAGGAAGATAAAAAACGGCCTTTCGCCGTTATTTGGTTCTTCACATCATTCTGTTCCATCATGAGTGATTCAATCACGCCCGCTTCTGCCGCGCCTTTGATCCAAACAAGATTCCCACGTTTTAACAATGAATGATTGTTGACGGTTACCGGGCAATACAGTTCAAAATCACCCGGTTCAAAATATTTGCGATTCCATAACACGGAAGTCTGATTTTCAATCAGCCCTTGAAACTGCATGTTTGCATTGTAAATTCTAACTTCCATAATTAAGCACTCGCATATTTCAAACGGTAACTAATGCGCACCGTCATGAGGTCAACGCCAACATCTGCCGCATAACCAATGTTGTTATTTCCGCGCATCAACTGAATGAAAGTTGAATCTTCCGTAATGTATTGATTCACTTCATTGGTCACGCCGTCATGCGTCAAATACACATGTTTATCATTGTCGGAAGTTGTGATTGTGAGAACATCGCCCGCCACCATTGTGAACGGGTTGCTTTCCGTTCCAAGCTTCAACGCCTCATTGGATTCAACACGCACAACGGATGGGTTAGTTATACCGCCCGCCGCTGTGATTTCAATGGTCATGCCAATGCCATCTTCTGCCTGTTCATTCACAATATTCTTCAAGCGCGTGTTTTCTCTGTATCCGAATTCCTCACGGGATTCAAGGAAATCATGCGGGAATGTGAACGCACCAACCCAAGCGGCAAGATATACCACAATATCATCAAGCGCATAGAAAAACGGGTCAGCGCACAGGAGTGATACGGTATACGTTCGCGCCCCATATTCGCCGGTGCTGTTTACGCTCTCAACATAACAATTGATTTTGCGGTCATTGTCTTCTTCATGAAAGATAAGCGTGCCCTGTTGCTTTGCTTTGAATAATTCGCCTAACATGTTGCGGTTATAAACGTGATTGTTTAAGTCTTTCAGCGTGAGAACAATATTACGCACCTTGGCAACACTGCCTTGGTATGCTCCGCCGTCCGTCATTGTGTTATTTGAAATCGTTACATTGTTATCGGCAAAATAAGCGCCTTCCGCATCCACAAGCAAAAAAGGCGTTAAACCTAATTCACCAAACGTGATTTCAAAACCGTCATCATTGATATACGTAATGTATCTATCTACCTGTGCCATGCATCACACCCCGCTCAATGTAAGAACCATCTGCTGTGTTGCGTTGCGTGTCTGCCTTGCAATTTCAGAAGGGTTCAATTCCTGTGGTGAATAAATGTTTACGGTCTGATTGAATCCGGCGCTTGTGTGATCATCCGGCGCACCATCGTAAACATAACGCCCCGCCGATAAATCAGCGGAAAGTGTGCCGGTTGTTTCTGCGCTCACTTCATTCATTGCCTTTTCAATGGCTCCAAGGTTGTCATGAATACCAACCGCAATTCCGGCCGGGATCCATTTACCGATGCCATCCGCAAACACTTTTGAAGGTGAACCGATTTTAAGCAACCGTTTCGCCGCATTGAATGCATCACTTGCCGCATTCTTTGCCGCTTCCGCAATTGCACCGGCGCCGTTTCTTATACCCTGCGCAATACCCGAAATCAGATCAGAACCAAGGCTTCCCCAATCCACGGAAGTGAATTTTTCTTTGAAGTTGCTAATTGCATCAGCGGCCGCATCAATGAAGTTGGAAACCTTATCTTTAACACCTTGCACAAGGTTATCAATGATTTCCTTACCCTTTGCAAGAATGTCCGGCAGTTTGTCGGCAATCTTTTGAATAAAGTCACCTAATGCCTGCGCCGCTGAAGAAACAAGTGTCGGGATGGTATTAATTACACCCTGTGCCAACTGTTTCAGCATCTCCACGCCCTTTGCCAAGATTGTGGGCAGATTCTGAATAATTACATTGATGAAATTAGCCAATGCATCCGTTATTGCGCTGATAATTTTAGGAAAGTTATCACGGAAGCCCTGCACAAGGTTTAACATGATTTTCACACCGGCCTGCAAGATGCTAGGCAGATTCTGAAGGATAAACGCCAAGAATTTGGCAATCATCTGCCCGGCGGCAGTAATGAACACCGGCAAATTGTTCAAGAATCCCGTAACGAAACGATTGATCAGAACCACGCCACTATTGAGAATATCAGGCAGGCGTGCCGTAATTGCCGCAAGGAAATCCGAAACAAGTTGATTGGCAGATGCCAAGAAGCCCGGCAATCCGGCGAAGATTCCGTTGATTACGGAATGCAACATAAGCAAACCACTCTGAAGGAATCCCGGCGCCTGTGCAACCAATGAAGTAAACATTTCCGAAATTATCGGCGCAATGGTTGTGAAAGCGGTTTGTGCCACTGTCGGTATTGCCATCAGAATGTTCCCGATTGCCGGCAGTAGGTTGCCGAATAGGTACGTGCTTGCGCTCTGAATCAAAGCGGAAAGCGGTGCCGTTATATCCATGCCGGTTGTAAGTGCCGCAAGGAAGTTTTGAAAATTCGCTTGCATGGCTCCAAAAGAACCTTGCAACGTTGTAGCCGCTTCATTCGCCGCTACACCTGTTAGGCCAAGCTCGCCTTGGATTACGTGAATCGCATCATATACATCGCCAAGGTTGCTAATGTCATACTCAACGCCACTAATTGCCTGCGCATCTTTAAGCAAGCGTTCCATTTCGGTTTTAGTGCCGCCATAGCCTAACTTTAAGTTGTCAAGCATGGTGTAATTCTGTTTCGCAAAACCTTGGTATGCGGTCTGTATGTTTTCGATTGGCGTGCCCATTTTGGCGGCGTTGTCGGTCATGTCTGAAATTGCGGTATTTGCCGCAAGCATTGCCTTTTCTGTATCTCCACCAAAAGCCTGTTTTAACGATGCGCCAAAACTAACCGCCTGCTCGGCGTAATCATTGGCAGATATGCCCATTTGCGATGCCTGCATTGCAAATTCCTTTGCCTGTGCCGCCGCATCGCCATAAATGGTATCAAGTCCACCAAATGACTGTTCTAACGCCCCGCCGGCATCAAGTGCGGAAGAAATCATTTCCTTCACACCAATCGCCGCCAAGGCTCCAACCAACGCCTTGCCAAGGGCGCCGGCTATGTTTTTGCCGGAAGATTCACCGGCTTTTTTCGCTTCGGGGTCTAGTACATCTTGTATTTTGCCCTCTATGCCTTCTGCGCTCGGTATGATTTGCACATAGGCCTTGCCCAAGTCTGCCATGCGTTACCGCCTTTCTAATATGCGCCTGCGCGCTTCTTCAAATTCTTCCGGTGATTCAAACGCATCAACCTTGTTCAAATTCCGTTTCCCGGTGTTTAACAACTGTTCAGCGATTGATTCCGGTTTATTGCGCCCGTGTTGCCCGTCCTTGGTTCTCTGCCAAATCAGAATTCCCAAGCGGTCAACAATGTGCGCTAAAAGTAGAGTATTCACCGGCACATGTGTGCCGTTTATTTTTTGCTTTATTCTGCTATCTTCCCTTAAACCGCAAGCCAAAAGCGCCACCGTTTGAACCGGTAGCGCCTTTAGGTCATATATATGATATGTTTCGGCAAAATCGCAAATAAGTGCATCACGATCCAACCGCAACATTGCGGCAAGGGTTATAAGTTTTTTCCGGCTTTTACTGCGTTGAAAAAGTCAATCAGACCTTCAGACGCTTTATCAATCGGCACTTTGCCGTTTTCGTTTCTGATGAAGTCATAGAAACGCTTTTTCTGTTCTTTTCCAAGCATCCGCATAATGATGCGCCCAAGGACGGCACAATTTTCGGAAGCATCGGCAAGGTCATCAAGAAGCTCCATGTCAATGGCGTCTTCATCAATGACAAATTCAAAACCGGTTTTTGTTACACCCTTATATTCTGCCATGCGTCAACCTCACGCCTGTTTTGTATACTCGTAGGAAGTATTTCCGGCAGAATCCGGCAGGGCTGTGATTGTCGGTTCATAGCCAACCGCCTGCCCGTCAACATACTGAATTTCTCCAAGCTCGGTAACCTTGGCATTCGGAATAACCTTACGCACAAGGCACCCATTCTGAATCATTTCAATAACGTAAGACTGCGCCGGCAGTTCCTTCGCATTGGTTTTAACCGTTACGCCTGTTTCAAGTGTTCCGGTGACATTCTCGGCGCCATAAGTAACCTTTTTAGCCGCAAGGTTAAGGGCTTCAATCATTCTGAATGTGAAGGTTTCCGCAAAATCCGTCTGCGATGTCATGACGGTATCGCCGCCCCATGCTTTAATGCTTTCAGAATCGCGCGTGATGCTCTGCGTTACTCCGTCTTCAGAAATATAGCCAACGTTTTCAAATGCTTCATTGAGCGCCGTTGTTGCATCTGTCGGAAGGGCTGTGCCAACCGGTGCGGCAAAGATTGCGCCGCCGGTTTTCGGCTTGCCGGCAGTTACTTTGGTAACATCATTCATCGTTTATATTCCTTTCAAATGTTTGTTCCTGTAACGACAAAAACCGCCTGCATTCGCGGGCGTTTTGTCGCAATATCTGTGAAGTTGTAATCACTGTTTAATTCAATTTTTGAAAATGCGTTTGATTCGATTGCGTTAAACATTGTTGCTTTTACCGCTTCATTGATTTGCATGGCATCAAGTAAAGTTTCGCCGTAGGACTGTATGGCAATGGTTGCCGTTTCAATGTGGTCTGTAAGCGTTGAACCGGTTTTTTCGATGATCACATATCTTTCCGGTTTGTTTTCCGGTGTGAACATGTAAACATCAAGCGGCAAATTTGCCTTCAGATAGTTGTAAACATTGACTTCTATCATTTTGACATCCTCAAACCAACGGCGCCCAAGGCTTTCAAAAGCGTATTGTTTTTGAATACATCACGCGCCGCCTTTCCGCTTTCCGGGTAAACGTTCGCAATTGCGACAAATGAAGCCGTATGCACTCGCGTGCCGTAATCACGCCCGGCACGGTTGGCGGTTGCTTGCCCGCATTCTTCAAGCACTGCCTGCATTTCTTCCGATTTCATCAACTGCCGCAAACCATTAATATCAAGCTTGAATTCAACGTTTCCCTTACTCATACCGTTCACATTTCACTTTCTTGTGCCACGCAAGCGGGATATTTGATTCAATGCCCATCACAGGAATGCCAAAGGTGCGGAATTTATGACCGAAAAATTCAACCGTTACATTTTCCCATTCATGCGTATCGCCTTTAGGGATTCCAAGCACGTATTCAATCATCCGGCCGGTTAAATTCACTTCATCAAGGCGTTCCTGTGCGGAAGGCTCGCCAATCAACACATTCTCAACGGTTACCGGTGTTTCTGTGAAGATTTCTTCACCGATTTCATTTACACCGGCGGCCGTTTTCTCATAAAGCGTTATAGCCGTTCCTTGGATCATAGAAATCAATAACCCCAACGCGCGCACGCTTGATTCCCAACCGCTTCAAATCTGAAGGAAGGATTGCGTTGCCAATTCCACCACCCGGCACGGCATATGTACCGCTCCAAGAGTAGCCCAAACCACTCTGTGATTCCTGTGTCATGGCTTCCCCTGTGGTATTCTGCCGCAGAATGCGCGAAACGGCTGAAACAACCACTTCTTTTGCAACATCTGAAAGCATCGGTTTAGCCGTTATAAGGGCATCAAAGTCAATTCCAACCAAATCAGCACGGTAACGAATTTCGTTTGATAATAACGGCAATAAGGCGGTTGTGCGCGTGATTTCTTCCGGCGTCAACGCTCTGAATAAAGTGATTACATCATCAATGGTTGCGTATGGTGTTAAATCTGCCATTTGCAACACCTCATTTCTTTTTTGTTTTCTTTGTAGCTTTCTTTTCCGGCTTTTCTTCTTTCACTTCAGAAACGGAAGAAATGCGGGAATCGGAAACAAGTTCCCAATCCCCGCCGATTTCTGAATTTACTTCAATTAGAACGCCGGTTTTTGTGTTCCGGTACTGCATAAATTAGGCCGTTTTTACGCGGCTGAAATATGTCGGCGCAAGGATTCCCCAACCAATGTATGCTTCAGCTCTGAGATATACCTGGTTGTGTCCTTTAAGGTCGCCGGCTTCTTCATCATTATCCGGGTTGCCGTATTCAATGACTTCGTAGGAAATGCCTTCAGCATATCCCCAACGGAATGCATCGAAATCGCCAACAATGGCCATATCGGTGGAATTTGTGGAAACTGTTCCGTTCTTTTCCATGCGCATGTTGCCAAGGTTTTCCGGTGTAGCGCCGAATGCAAAATCCGGGTAAAGGCGTGCGCCGCCATCGGCACGCATTGCCGCAAGCGCTGTGCCAACCGCCGGCGCAATAATAATGCCGTTTGCCATTGTTCCGGCCGCTTCAACCTGTGCAATTGCCGCATCAATGTTTGCATCAGCGGATGCCGCAACATATGTAACGGTATTGGACACAAGGCTGTCAAAGTTGTTTGTTCCAACAACTGTGGAAGCCTGCCCGGTGCGCGGATTTACGCCGTGCATTGCCGCAAGGTCAAGACCTTTTGCAAACTTCTTTGCCGCACCTTCTGCAAACTTGCGCAGAACCTCAATACGGTATTCTTCCGTTCCCTTCATGAATTCATCAGAAACACGGGTGCCGTATTCCATTTTTACCGGGCGAATAACAACCGGCGCAACGGTAGCGCCGCCGTTGGATTTCGCGCCGTTCTCTCCAACAATATCCACTTCCTTATCAAGGCTAAACGTGAATTCAGTTACGCCATTGAAAGGAATCGGGCGTTCCGGGCTAATAGCCGCAAGGGAAGATTTGCCGCGAACAAGGTCAAACATTTCCCGTTCGATTTCTGTGGGCAGTAAGGTGCCCTTTGTCAGTACATTTGCCATTTTTTCATTCTCCTTTAATCTGTCTAGCCAACTGCCGGAAGGCTTCTGTTTTAGAATCGCCTGCCGGTTTCTCTGTGTTCTTGGTGTAAGAAATCACAGAATTAGCGCCGGAAAGTTTGGCTAACTTTTCCGCGCTTGCGCTGATTGTTTCTTCATCATCGCCAAGCAAAAATTCAACCGCATCAGCCGGCAAATGCTTTTCCATCGCAATGCGTGATTTCAGTGCGCTCGTTTTCAGTCCCTTGATTTCGGAAGCCTGTGCCGCAAACTTTTCATCATATCCGGCATATTTTTCCAATTCCTTGGAATGCTTTTCGTTTAGCGCCTTGATTTCACTGGCATGCTTTTCGTTTAGCGCCTTCAGATCATCCGGTGATGCCCACCCTTTGAATTCCTCACGCGCATGCTTTTCTGCCCGATCAATGCGTTCTTTGATGCGTTCATCAAACTGTTCCTGTGTTTCGATGATTTTGAATGTGTTTTCAGCCATTTTTTAAAATCCTTTCCCACTTTTACCGCAGTGTTTGCGTAAGTATGTAAAAAAGCACGGTTTCCCCGCGCTTTAATACATGATTCTTTGTTTCCGTTTCTCTTTGGCTTGGCTTGCCGCCCAATAGGCTAATGCCATGCTTTCCACTATGGCAACATCAACGCCGGTTTTGATTGATCTGAAACCAAAGGCGCCATTTGTTCCAATCATGCGCTTTTCGCAATTGGCAATTGCCTGCGTTGCGCTTGGTTGGTTGCAATGCTCTAATTCATCTACATCAATGGCTTGCCTAAAGCCTGCATAAGCTGTTATAGCTTCCGCAGTAACCGGCACAATTACCTTCATTTTTGGCGCCTGTTTCGCAATGGTTTCCGTTAACAATTCAGCCTTGCCTTTTCCATCAATCACAACGGCGCCCAACGCCCTGCATTTGGTCAGCCAATCAGCCAACCACGCAAAACCTTCGCGCTGTGGCACGCAATCAATGCATTCAATAAACGTTTTCCCGCGCCCGGTTTTGATTGCGATTGAAAGCGCCGTGTTTGCGTTGTCGGCTCCGAATTTGATGCCCGCGTAAATCTTGCCGGTTAAATCGCCAGGCACATGATCCACGCACAACCGCATCCAATCCTTTTCTGTTATTTCAGATTTCAATTCATACTTATGCCAATAGCCCAACCTTTGAATAAGAAAATCAAGCCGATTTTCCTTGTTTGATACGTTCTCGGTTTTGATTGTTCTTTCCTTCAGAATCGTGCCAAGGCTTGGGTTTGTTTCATACCACAAATTAACATCCATTAAATCATCCGGCTGTTGGTATACGCTCCATTCTGCCCATCCGGTTTCGCAAGCTTCACCGGCTAACACGGATTCGCGTAACGGTACGAAAACATCCCCTTTTGATTGTGGCGTTGGCGGTGTACCGCAAAATATTGTTTGCGGGTTCTCGGATGCGGCAATCGTATACATTAGCGCACTTTGTTGCGTTACTGTATATTCCTGCGCTTCATCAATAATTAGAACATCGAATGATTCACCGATTCCGCCGGCGTCTGTTCTTGTTCTGAATACGATATAACCGCCATCATTTAAAAAAATCTGTTCAAGGCCATATTGCTTTGTAGCCTTGAATGATTTTTCGGGCATCGCCTTGCCCTTTTTGCGCCGCAATACTTCCTTATATCCGGCATCTGTAAGAATCTTCATCAATCGCACAAACGCGCTGTGTGATGTGCTTGTTTTGTGCGCTGTGTGACATATGCGCTCACCGTCAATCAAACCTTGCAATTCACGCATTGCCAACACTTCACCCTTGCCATTTTGGCGGGGCACTTCATAACCAAACTTTTGATGAACATATAGTCCTTCAGAATCAACGGCCATAATGTTGGTTATAAGAAGCTTTTGCCAATCCTGTGCCTTACGCCCGGAAGCTTCATATGCTTCTATGGCTTGGGCACCTTTTGATTTTTGAAACGGTAAAACAATGCTTTGTGTGGGTGTATGGCTTCCGGTTCTAACTTCGGCCATCTCCCCCACCTTTTTAAATGTCTACATCTGCATCAGTTTCTTCAACTTTGTAAGGTTTTCCTGTTTTGATGCACTCGTCAATCTTTGCCATTATTTCCGCTTCAGATGCATACGGAAAATTGAACGTTGGAAAGTTTTCCCCAAACGTATCGGCATATTCAAACAATTTGTTGCTAAATGCTGAAGCCATGTTTTTCACCTCAATTATTTGCAATGAATTCAATCATTTCTTCATATATTGCATAGGATTTCGGAAGATATTTTTTGATTGCTTCAAGGCTTTCCGGGTTAGAAAACGTTGAATCACTCATTTCCGCAAATGCTTCCGTTGCTAATCCATCCCGCACGCCGGAATACGTTCTATCGCGCCAATATGTTGCACCGTGTCCATAACCGCACGTTATGCGCCCGTTTGTTGCGCCTTCTAAAATGTCGGATAAATCACCACGGTAAACATCCGGCAATTCTCTAATTTCATGCTGAAGCGCTGAATATGCCATAGACTTGGAAAATTTAACTTTTGAAATATCTTCATCATAGTTATATTTCCAACTCCATTCAGAAAGCGCACCGGATTCGCGCAACTTTTCAATGTTTCCTTCTTTAATCCATTGCTTGATTGTGTTTCCGCGCTCTTTAACTAAATTTTGCACTTCATCAACAATTGTATCCGGGAAAATGTGATCCCGATACGCCGATGAAAAATGCAACGCCCTGCCCGCATTAAATTCCCGCCCGGCTAAATGATCAATAGCGTGGTGCGATTCATGGAAAAATACTTGGAATTGTTTGTGGTCTGCCCGCATTGGGTTCAATTCTTCCTTTATGTCAAAATTGATTGCGTTGCCGTATGCAACACCCCTTTTCCGGTCAACACTTTGCACAATTATTTTATCTTCATATTTTTCCCAAACCTTGCGGTTATTCTCGTTTACTGCCTGCACATGCTCATTCATTGCGCGGTAATTTGCATCACCAATTGATTGCGAAATGCTGTTGTTTGGTATTGGCTTTTCAACCGGCTGTGCGCGTTCAACGTTTTCAATCTGTGCTTTGGTGTCTTCTTCCGTCCATGTTTCTGAATGGTTCCAAACGTTTTGCCGTTCTTTGCCATTCACAAAGGTAAGAGTACACCGGCAAGATTCATGCCTGCGGTACACATCACGCGGAATGTTTGAACCATTGCCAAGATATTCATATTTGCCCGCCAGTGCGATGCACCACGGGCACGGTTCTGAATATTTATACGGGTAACGGTAAACCTTTCCTTTTTTACTGCGCACCGTTTTAACCGTGGTTTTTACGGCGTGGGGTTCTGTTTTGCGCACAATATACGCTTTCAGCCCCATTTTGCCGGCTTTCTCGGCGTTATCTCGAATGGAACGGTCAACAATAGCCTGCGAATAGTTCACAACCGGCTCTTTCAGCATCCATTGCCCTTGTTCTAGGGTGTCATAACTTGCAACCTTGTCAACAATGCCTTCAATCCGGTTTGTATCAAGGGCAGGCGTTGAAACGCCGATGCCCAAGCCGTTGGCGGTGTTCATGTTGGTTTGCACTGTTGTAGTGCTTTCTGCCACCAACTCATGCAAATATTCAAGCATTGGGGCAATGGCTTCCTGTGCAACTTCCTTGGATATGAATGCAAGGCCATCCGTTTGCCCCGTGAAAGCTTCACTTAACAATTCGCCGGCTCTGATTGCAAATTCATTTGCATCTGCATAATTGGTTCCATCACGCACACGGTTTGCAATCTGTTTCAGCTTGCGATCTGTTTTTAGCCGCTTGTTGAAATCATTTGCAATGTTATTCAAAAGGTTGGTTCCGAATTCTGTCATTCGGTCACCACCTCATTTGTTTCCGTTACATCAATGGCTTCATCCGGTTCGATGCCGGTTAAGGATTTCAGATTTTCCTTAGTGAAATAACCCGGCACCGCTTGATTCATCTTGATTGCGCCATCTCCAACCGTGGAAAGCATTGCCGCATCCGGCTCAAATACCGGCAACCACTCGGCACGCATCAGCGGCACCAAGTTGCGCTCATATGGGTATTCATCCCGCACGGATGCCGCCACAAAACCAATATTTGCAAAGGCGGTTGCATATGTGCGCTGTGCCTTCCGGGCTGTTAGGCGCAGATTCTCATGCGCCGCCTTAATGGCTTCAGCGCTTGACGGGTTATCAGTAACAAAACCCAAATCATCAAGGGTTAAGCCTGTTTCACCGGAAAACATCGCCGCCGCCGCGCGTAACTGTTCCGTGTATGGTGACATGCTCTGTTGTGTAAACTGCCCAAGCTTTGGGCTGTCACCATCTTCATCCTTGTCAAATCGCAACATTGCGGAAATGGATGCGCGCCAAGCGTCAAGCGGTTCCGCGTCCGGTGAAAGTCCTGTCACGTATTTCTGCGGGAAACTGTAAAATTCTGCGCTTATCTCTGCCCGTTCCAATGTGTTGCGGGCGAATTCTTGGTAATACATGCACGCCCGGCTGATTCTTGAATGGCCAAACGGCCGTTTTGCATCCGGGCGGTACGGTACCGGGATCAGAAGCGGATACCGCGCCGGGTTTTCTTCTCGGCGTGGCTCTTCGTCCTTCCGGTAGTATTCCGTAAATTCCGGCGTAAACCAAGCTTCAAGTTTTGGCGAACCGTCTACATTCCTATCCAATACCGCATAGCCTTCTTTTAGTAAACCGGTGAATTCGTCAATAATGCCGGTTGCATCGTCAGCTGTAAGCACGGAAAGGCGCGGCAAATCGCCGGGATTTTCGCCGTGCGCGATCTGAACAAAGGCACATGCCGCAATCTGTGATTCTCTGATAAGCGAATCAAAGAAAATGTCCGGATTGTTGGCGTCAAAGATGGGCTTTGTGCCGTAAGAATCCGTTTCCGGCGTGAATCCTTCAAAAACAAGACGATCAGAAAGCGAATCAACGGCTTTTGCGCACCATCCGCAAGTTGATTCATATAAATCTTTTAACCAATACGGTATTAGTGCGCTCTGCTTGCGCTTCCGGTTCTTCATTTCATAGTGATCATAGCGAAGGCGAACCCGCACCCGCTTTTTGTTCAGCTTCCGGCGCAAGTATTCAATGCCATAGTATTCAGCCATTAAAAAAACTCCTTTTCTAATCAAAAAGCACCCCTTTGGGTGCTTTGGGTGCGAAATATTTTCCTA